CAATGTCGCGGGTAAAACGAATCTTCATGTTCTTAGCTCCGCCAAGTTCTTTTACGTTAACGTAAAACGCCCAATTAGCGTGACCTGTATTTTTTGGAACAATTGAATCTTGCGCACCAAAATCTAACTGTGTCCATACCTTTGGACGAATTGTTTGCGGAGACGGTTTAATCTTTGGGTCTCCAGCTTTCCACGATACATACTCTATACTCATCTTTGAGCCCTTCTAATTAATGTACTAACGTCTGGTAATTCTACACCATAAGTTTCGTATGCGAAGCTTTCTTGTGCTTCTTTTGCCATGTCACTTAATTTTTTAAGTGCTGGGACTACACCTGACTGTTTGTTTGCCTGCCAACGATAGTTATTATAATCGTGGTATCCCGCTCCACCTGGGTTAAATGCGTTACTGCGGGATTCGTGAATATCTTCAAATAGCAATGTACCTTGGTGTACTGCGTGGGCAAGTGCGGTTTCAGCATTAATACGCATTGCATCATTTCGTGCGCCTTTAACTTTTTCGTAAGCTGAGGCATATCGTTTAATAATTTCTGTTGCCATCGAGCGGTCACGCTCAATTGCGCTTTCCCATTCTGGATTACTAACGGCAGTCTCCGCTTTTGGCGCAACAACCCACTTGTCGGATACAACATCGTACGCTGCGTAAGGATTTAATTCTTTGATGTTTGGATTGACGTTAACATAGAAAGTAAGTTCAAACGTTCCCATAAAAGTTTCAGTGCGAGGATAAAGTTCATTTCTAAATCCTTGATTAATTTCCGCTGAAATCTCTCTATCAGACCAGCCCTTATACTCTTGGTTTGATTGACGGAATTGTACGTAATCTACACTAACTAAACAATCTAAATCTGCTGGGTCACGATGCGCTTCCCAATTAAATGAAACACCTGAACCTGCAAGGTATACGTTTGTCCAAGCTTGTGGCTCGTTATAGCCTAGCTGCAAGTGGTTGTACAACAATGTCAGAATTGCTTCACGCACAACATTGCGTAATACGCTTCCTTGAAATATTCTTGGGTCTAACGTATTGCCAGGCGTACTAAAATAAGATGTTTCACTTGGTGTAATTTCAACATCGTTTGCATGTTGGTTTAAGGTTTCGTAGTAATTCACTACTTTTCCTGCTCAGTGGTCTTAATATCAAACTTTTTTGTAATAGGTGTTAGCTCAACAGGTAGTGATGACATAAATCCGCAATCAACATGTGCGTTTGTGAACCTATTAACTAAAATTAACCCCATGGTTTCCTGGTGCTCTTTTAGCTCAACTTGAATTGAGGCGGTGCACGCGCACGTCATTTCTACGAACATCTCGGAATCCCTAGGTAGGAGGACTTATACCCCTAGTCTACTAGTTGTATAGCCCTTGCTTCTTGTTATACTTCTCCATAACCAGGGACTTAACTGGGCAAAAGTCGCATAAATAGACCTTTGGGCCAGTTGCCCCAGCTTTTTCAAGCCCTGCCTCTTTGCGCTCGGCGTTGGTATCAGGCTTGAGTAGCTTTTTATCGGACTTATAGTCTGGACAGCTATCTTTAGGTCGGTTATGGTCCGAGTAGCATGTCATGGCATCTTCAGCAAACTGGTTTTTGGTAGCGTAAAAATTGGTTTGGAAAGCATCTAAACCTTCAGAACCACCCTTAATCTGCTTAACAATTTCAGCCTGAATCTTTGGCACTGCCCAGTACTTAAACGGGAACTTCATAAGGATACCAATGTGCTCAACAGGTTTTTGGTGCTTTGATACTAGGATGTTTAGCAACGTGTCAGTTGCTGGGTCGCCATCATAATCGGGCAACTCTTCAATTGTTTTACAGTTACGACATACCAATACACGAATCATAGGTTCGTCTTGATTGGCTTTTGCTCCGAGGTCTACCGCACTACTAAAATCTACCATGGTCATAGTTTACCATAGGGTGCGTGTTTTAGGATTCACCCATTAACTTGTCGTAGTCCGATTTTGAAGGCTTGCGCTCTTTAGGAGCAGCCTTTTTAGCAGGTGCTTTAGATGAACCATTAGCGGCACGAGCACTAGCATTTTTAGTACGGTAGTCAATATGGTCTTGGCGTGACCACCCAGCAAATGGGCCTGATGGGGTGCGTCTTACTTTGGATTCATCTTTTTTTTTAGCAGCTGGTTTAGCTTTTGCAGGCTTAGGTTCTTCAGCAGGTTGTTCCATTAGGTCAGTATGTGGGAACCCGTAATGTTTTTCAAAAGCACTTGTAGAAAAACTTACGCCAGGCTCATCTGGAATTGGGCCGTTAGGGCTACCCTGCTCACGACCGTGAGTAGTACTACCAGGGACAGCCAGTGCATGTTGAATTAACGACATACGTGGGTCATCTGAACCAGAAACGTTAGTAATCCGCATTGTGTCATTAGCGCGGTCTACTGGAGCTTTAGGGCCTTCTGATGGGTCACCTTTAGGCATACCCATCCCCTTCAACTGCACTACGCGGTGGACGTGGTGTAGGAGTTGCTTTTTTAACAGCAGTGTTACACACGCCGCCACCGCAAAATTCTCCTGCTTCTTTATTTCCAGCAGCTTGACCAACACCAATAAAAGGTTTTTTAGTACCGCCTACTGAGCGCCAAGTTACAGCACCTTGGTCATAAGCGTCAGCAAACTTGTCTGCACCGCTTTCTTTAACAACATTTCGGCATGAATCGTTTGCGCAGAACTGCTGAGCTCCGTGAGGTGTTCCGTGCTCACTTCTATGTGTTTCTAGTGTACGCCGAGCAGCAGTTACTTGATGAGGTTTAGCATCCATAACTGCACGGAACCTTTGGTTATCAACTTCTTGCGTGGATTTTCCAGCTTGTGCGTTTGCAGGTTTAACGTACTTTAAATCACCTGAACCAGTGAAGTTAAGTAATGGACTTTTACCTGGGGCCCTACCCTCCATAGTTCTGCTAGGGTCAGTTGCATTTTCAGCTTTAGACGTAGGCATAGGGTATTTAGTTTCGGAAATAGGGCGTCCTCTTTCGTAACCTTCACCTGAGTAACGTGGGCCAATTTTTTCTTCGGTTGCTTGCTCTTGTTTTTCACGCTCAATGCGAGTAAGTGTATCTTCAGTCTGTGAAAGGTCTCTATCTTCAGCGGCTTGATGACGGTCAGCAACTTCACCTGAACGAACTTTACCAGCAGCAATTGTAGCGCGTTCTTCTGGGGTTGCTGTACGGCGCTTACTAGGAGGAGCAGTTTCAGTAACAACTACTTTTGGCTTTTCTTTTGCCCTAGTCGGTTGAGGAAAACCAATAGCTTTTTCAGGGTCTAGACCTTTAACAACATCTTCACGCGTTGCAGATTCACCAGTTTCGGTGTATCGGTTACGCGTATGCTTTACTGAACCTTCAGTTTTTTTCTTAGCAGCCATAATTAGTCTTTACCATTCCAAGATTTACCGTGCTTACCACCATTGGCTGGGCCTTCTGGGGTCTTTTTGTACTTACCTTCTTTAGGCTTTAGCGTTGGGCTATTTTTATTATTAGATTCTTTGCGAGAATGCTTTGCGTAACTACTTGCGTCATACGGACCAGCTAGTCCTGACTCACCCATCAGTTCTTGATGTTGCCAGTTTTCAGAACCTTTATCAGATTTGCGAGCTTGCTCGTAAGCTCCTGGACGCCGTGCTGGGTCAGAACCGCGGTCTCTAGGTGCATCTGTTCTCTTTACGGCTGTTTTTTTTACAGGTACGGCTTTAGCTTTTTTACGAGATGGGCCATCTTCTAATGGGTAATCACCATCAGGAATAATAATGTTATCTGGGTCGCCTACCATGATTAATTTCTCCACCATTCGTTACTTTGGTCAGACACGCCTTGTCTTTGAGGTTGATTTTCAGACCTTGAAGTTTCTAAACTGTGTACTTCTGAGAGTGGCCGTGTGTGCCTGCTACCAAATCCGCCTGCTGCTAATGAGTATTCTAGATGAGGAGTAGTACCTAAACCATCGCTATTAGGTAAATGTACAACTTTAGGATTGCTAATAGTATGGCTGTTTCTAGGATTATGAGTTGAAGCGTTATCTCCTGGGTGTTCCCATAATTCGTAATGAGTTCCAGACTGTAAACTAGAAGAATTTGCTGGACGGCTATCTACGTGAAGGACTCCACTCTTACTTGCTTGAACTCTATCATGGGCTTTTTGAAGAGCACTATCATGAGCAGCTTGTGAAGTTCCTTCTGGAGCAGTGCGAGATACATTAGGCAGGAATGTTGAAGGAAGGCCTGTGCGCTTCTCATGTGCGTCTCTTTCAGAAGACATCCTGTGACTAGTAGCAATTCTATCTGCACTTTCTTTACGGCGCATCATGTCAGAAGGTGACTCATAAGCAGTTTTTTTAGGTTCGTCTGACCAGTCATCATGAATAGGGGATGCATAAGCTCCAGAGGCTTGTCGCGCTGAATCCGCAGCCCTATTTCTAGGTGAAAGTACCTTACCAAATAGTTCCACGATTATGCTCCTGGATTTACCTTTGAAGGTTCCTCTGAATTAATGAATCCATAGTTCATGTAAGGGTGTAGGTCAGCACGATTAGCCTTAACCTTCTGGTCACCCATTCCTGGGGCTACAGTGGTGTTAGGACGAGCCTTGCGGTACTTGCCATCAGTGGCGCCCTCTAGCATGTCAGCGTTTGGGGAGCGGCGGTATGGAACGGTCATTCGGCTACCATCCTATTCTTCAATAGATTATTGGACTTGCGGTTGCTGCACTTATTGCAGCGTTCGGTGTGCAGTGCGGTAAATGGGTCCAAAAGTGAACCGCAATCAGCGCAGGGCTTGCTACCATTGTAATACGTTTCTTTAAGGTTTTTCTGGGTTAACAGGCTTACATCTGTGGCTCCATACATGCCCTCACCTGTGCTATCTGTAAACAATCCTGGGTCGCTCATTAAACTCCGTGTCCTAACGTGTTACGTGATGATGACTCCTGGGTTGTAGGAGCCTGTGAGTAATCCCTACGCTGCTGTTGCTTTGTACGGCTCTCCATGTCAATAATGTCTTCAATTCCATACTGGTAGGTTTCGTAACCAAACCGCTCTGGAAATAACTGAATTTGTGGAAGGTTGGGGCGAACATACTGCTGTATGTCTTCGCTGGACATCTGTAGAGATGCCATAGCCTGCGACAAGTTTTGCTCTTGGTTGCTAGCAAACGGGCCAATGTATGCCTGTGGAGGATACGCAGCTTCTGGTGGGGCAATCCAGGGCCTATTAGAATAGACACCGTGTGGTGTATTTGGCATCTATATTCCGCCTATGTTAGAGTATTCCTATGTCTTACATTTTATCCGATGAACAGTACGAAACCTTGCGAAACTACTTTGAATTAGCCATGACGGCTATTTCGGATGACGAGCAACATGAGTTAGTTTTTATGGAAAAACCTTTACGGGAAATGCTTCGTCAGCTTCGTCCAGAGGTAAACTCAGACAATCTTCCTGAGTAAGACTGACCTCTTCGCATATCACCTTGTTTACGGTCTGGGTTAAAGCCACGTTCTACTGACTTACCCATTTCCCACACAGTTGCCTGTAAAGCGTGCGGTGGAACCTCAAGGCTATCTGCAACACGAGCTGTTTGAGCCTCGTAATTTTCATATCGTGTGGACCCTCCCCTAACATTATTAGCTGAACCAATGCCACGATTTGATACACCAGAGTTTTTCCATGGACGCATGGAATCAACTACAATATCTGCGTGGCGTCCGTCTACAGTTACGTCTCGTGAGGTAGATGGGTCAGCAATGTTACGCGCAAAAGAATTTGTTTTAGGCGCTGTCTGGCGGTCAAGAACATCTTCAAAATCTTCTCCTCCGTGCCAAATTCGGTGGGCTTTAACCAAATTTGAATCTGGGGCTTTAGCAAGTCCCATACCTTGAAGAATGTCTGCGGCAGCTTTAGTGCGTGGAGGTTTTGTAGGTCTTCCATTAGCTCCAATAATTTTAGGTTGATTAGCGGACTCATGGATAACATCCCACTGGCGACCTTTTAAACTATTAAGTTCATCAAAAGCTGCAATGTTGTCGCGCTCCCAGTCCATGTTAGGGGAAACAGCGGCAACAACACCTGCGCCTGCACGAATTGATTTACTAGTACCTGAAACAGCGCTAGTAACAGCTTTGTTTACTTTAGGGTACCAGTCATGACCAGCCTGCTTAACCTCATCGGGTGCAGCTTCGTACATGTTACGTAAACGGCGGGAAACAGTTCGGTATTGTGGGTCTTTGTCTGCAGCAGCAATTTTTGCTAAATCTTCACCTGATAAACCCATAATTACCGCCAGCTTGGACGCATGTTGGAAAGTTGCGCAACACGGCGCTCATTCTTTTCATACGGGGAATCACTACGGACACTGGGGCCAGCCTTACCATCATTAGGTAGGTGAGGTGCGGGAACTAGTGATTGATTTTCAACGTAGCGGGCAGATACCCATCCGTTTCCATCGTTTTTTGATTTCATTTGGCGAGCAATACCGCGTGATGGACTCAACTCAGATGGGTAGTAGTAATCTGATGGGTCTACGCGCTCGCCGCGGTGAACACCACGTTGATAACCGCGCTGACCAACACGAATCTTAAGTTGGTTCAGTACGGTATCTGACGTGCTAGAAGGGCGCCCGCGGTCATCACGGCGTGAACGGATGGTGCCTAGATAACCATCTGGGTACTCTGCAGAAGGTACACGTCCTACGCCAATGCGCAAGAAGTCAAGCTCAGAACGAGCAACTGGCGTACCACCACCACCATAGTTGGTGTTAGTGCCATACATTCCATTTGCGCCAAGATTTTGAATGTTCTGATGAGGAGCGGGCATACCTCATTTTATCTATAAATTACTTTATAGATGACCTAAACTCGTTGCCTGAATAGACACCCCAACCGTCCATAATGTGAACGTTTTCAATAGTAAAGTCGCCATTGTCTTTGTACCAAACAAGGCCGATACCCTGTTGCCAGTTTTCATACTGTTTGACTGGATGTAGGTTAGTCATAGTACCGCCCTTGTAGGAAGGTACCGCACCATCAATTCGGCATAGGCACCCTGGGCTGTACGCACCATTTTGCACTGGACCAGCACTCGTATCGTGAGTCTTGTACAACAGTTCCATGCGGTGTGAGTGACCATAAATAGTTGACTCAAAATGATTACCGTTAACATGCTTAAACGCGGTTGAACCGTTACTTGCCGCGGCTGACCCATGTCGTGCAACAAGTCGTGGGTTTAAGTAATACTTGTCCGCTGGGTAACCTGACACGTGGGTTACGTTACCAATAGAAGCTAAGTTAAGTAGGTGGGGGACACTGAATACAACTTCGCCGCCATTTACTTGGCGTACCTCTACGGCATTCTTAGCCATAGCTGTCATGTAGCGTTGTGGACGGCAATCGTGATTTCCGTCAATGTATACGATTTCAGCGTTAGGTGCTAAAGCACGCTGGGTTGCAATGTAATCATGCCCAGCCTGTAAAGAAAGGTTAACTGTTCCCTCAAAAGTAGGCTCTGTAGCATATTTACCAAACATAGGTAAATCAAGGGTATCGCCCAAGTTAATCATCTTGTCAATGCCATGCTCTTCTTCCATAGCGGCAACAATCTGCATTGCTACGTTAATGGCGTGGACATCATGAAACGGGTCTAGTGTTCCGTCTTCATATTTGCGGAACCCAATCTGGGTATCTGGAAGTGCAATAGCAAGCTTCCATTCCGACTTACCTTTTTTAGCCTTTACCTTTTCAGGTGTAGGAAGTTTAGCGGTATTGGCCTGAATTAAAACTGTAGATGTATCAACTTCGGGTTCAAGTAGAGCGTCAGCAAGAATATCTAGCAAGTTTAGACCTTTGGACATGTACATGTTCCTTTGATATGCGACTTAAAAGTCGTAATTCCGAATGGTAATCCTAGCGGTGACAGTTTGGAGTATAAATCAGACATAGGGATTTTACTCTCAACCATTACTTTATTAAATAGCTTTTGGTCTTCTTCACTCTTTTGACTAATCCATGTACCACAAGCACATAGATTCTTTACTGGTTCTAGCGCTTGCTGCAGAATTTCCGTTAGCATATACGCTCTCCTATTCGTAGTGTTGCTATCTTATCGTAGCCTAGCATACTGACGAGGGAATGACAAAACCCCGCCTAAAAATAGACGGGGTTCTGACTTTAGTTTGTTAAAACTATACGTCAGCTCCATTACGGAAATTGACTGACGAACGGTTTATAGCATGGTTAAAAATGCGTCCGTTGGACTGTGTCATTCCTGCTTCTGGTGCAGTGTGTGCTTCAAAGCCTACCTGAATACCAAACTGAGCACCGCCACGCTCTTTTGGAGCGTATACATAGGCAGGGCCTGCTGGCTGTACGTATGGGTCTACAGACTTACTATGCTTTTTAGGCATTAGCGTTGTGTTCTTTGAAGGAGCGCCAGATGCGTTTACAACAGCGCCTGTGCCAGGAGCGACCGAGCCTGGAGCTGGATTTGGTGCAATGTTCTTAGCCATTAAAACCTCGTTAATAAATGGGTACCTTGTTAAAGTTTAAGCGTTTTTATTGATTACGTCAGTCTGAAGTAATTACAAAAACAATTGCCGAAATTGTTCCATCATGGGACTCAATGCTGGCAAATCCTGGGATGCATTTAAGGTCTAGGCCTCTAGGGGCAGTATACCCACGGGCAATAGCAATTGCCTTAACAGCCTGATTAACAGCTCCAGCGCCTACGGCACGAATCTTACAGGTGTGGTTTTCATAGATACTGTGAGCAATTGCAGAAGCTACTGATTGTGGGTTAGAGCCTGCGCTAACCTTAAGAATTTGCTCGTCTGGTAATTCTGACATTTTAATACCTCGTATAGTAGATGAATGGCTTTCGCCGTTCTACCAATTATGAGGTAAAAAAGCCCTAGTTTCCCTGTGAAACCAGCTTATCATAGACTTCTTTTTCGTATTCAAAATCATGTCTATTTCGCACAATTCTAGCTAATCCGTAAGAGTCAGCAGCGTTATCGTTGTTAAACTCTACATCCCATTTTTTGTATACCTGCAGCAGTATTTGATTTTTTTCTACGCGGCCTTTGCCAGTAACATATTTTTTTAAACTGGTAGGAGGAACAATAAGTGGGTGAGCTAATTCAGGTTCTATAAAGTATTCATATAACGACAACTTTACTACTCCACCAAGTTCTCCAAGAATGTTAGCCATTTGACTACCAAAAGCGTAGCCTTCCATAGCAATTGCTTTTACGGTAAAAGGAAGTACAAAATTAATAACAACACGCTTAGCTTGCGCAAGGCGCTCAACTCCTGTTCCTTCTAATTTATGTACCTCTGTGTAATAATTATCGTCATCATCTATGGCCGTTAACGCAAATCCACTGTAAGACTGGTCAATACCAACGGCTACTGCGCCTTTCAAATTGGGTTCGCCCCAAATTTTTGGATTAGGCATTATGTTGTAAACTTACTGGCCCGACTAAAGTTTCCTGAGGTACGGCGAGTTAACTCACGACTAATAAATTCACAATCCATTTTAACATTCGTGTACATCATTTCCATACCTTTGCGATAGTCATGAGCAAATGAGTACGCATTAGCTAGTTTTTCTACGCGAGGGTCAACGGCTACCTTAGCTTTAATAGCTGATACTGTCATTTTAGGTTCAGCGTATTGTTCCATAGCAACAGACTCAGCCATGTCAAGAATCTTTTTGGCATTAGATTCATCAATCTGTGCGCAAGTTACTTGAGCAAGAATAAACTGTAGGTATGCGTTGTGCTCTTGAAATAAACGCATAACTCCAAGGTCATCGCAATCTGTAATGTCAAACGGCATTACAGGATTGTTTGCCTCAAACTCTGAGTCAAGGGTGAAGCCTTGTGAACGAATAGTGTCAATAGTTTTTTGGCTTTCTTCAGCCCGTAATTTAATTCCCATTAAAAGACCTCGCACTTCTGGCATTTGCCTTGTGGGTTAATGTTACACGGTACTTCTACACCTGACGCAATTGAGTTAACAATCATTTCAGCCGCATCAAAAAGCTCAGTTATACCAAAATCGCTTTTAGCTACTACAAACTCTTTTACTTCTTGGTCAACTTTTGATTCGTATAAGAATAACGCTTCTTTTGGATGATTATCTGGGTTCATAATCTCAAGCAGTTTCATGTACACCTGGGCTTGAGCAATGTGACTATTAAAAGGAGTCTTAAGATTCTTCCAAGCTGTTTTAAAATCGCCATGCTCAATAAGCATGCTTGGCTCTTCCCAACGGAACGTACCTTCGCCTACGGACTTAATTTCAAGAAGTAAATCATCGCCAAAACCTTTTAGCCAACCGTCAGCGTGCCCATAAATTTTATGTGCCTCGCTATGTACAGGCACTTCACGATAAACGTACGGACCACAAGTAGGGTCTTGATGTAGTTCTGAGGAGAGTAACCAATCTTTTTCTCCGCAACCCTCGCACTCCCACTTGCCGTACAAGTTACCCATGGTTTCAAACCAACCTTGCCAACGAGCGTGGATACGATGTCCCTCTTCAAACGTAAGAATTTGTTTCATTGAAGTCTTGTACTTACTAGGACCTGGCTCACGACCTTGAAGCTCAAAGAACTCAGCACGGTGACACCAATCAGCTTTGACCATGGCAGATGGGTGAATCACATCTGTTGCGCGACTAGTATCTTTAGGTTGAGTTAGCAACCAACGTTCAACAGAGCCTATGACGCGTGATGGTTTTTTACCTGCAGCTACAAAGTCTTTAAGTGTTCCAGCGGGGTGGCTCATGTGGGTCCTTTTTATGTGGTCGGTGATTGCAGGAATGCCAATCGTACTTAGTTACATTCTTACCACACATTGGGCAAGAAATCCAACCCTTGCGGGGTTGTCCTGCTTTTTCTGTTGGTTTAGGTACACTAACACACTTGTGTGTCTCTCCACGCCACCATACACCACAGTCAGGACATTTAAACGGTTCGTAGCTCACTAGTTTTCCTTAACCCATTCTTCCAAAGTTTTCCCATAACGTTCAGCTTTACGTTTTAAAGCGTTGCGTTCTCGATGGCTCATGCCACCCCAAATACCATACGTATCTTGCATTTTTTCAGCGTATAGTAAGCAGTCTATGCGTACCTTGCAGGGTGGGTACCCATCTTTACCTAAGCAAACCGCTTTAGATTTATCTGCAATAGATTTGTAGAGTTCTTTTTCTCTTGGTGGATACCATTGTTCAGTATCCATACCAAAGCACTTGGCATCTACACGCCAGTTCTCTACATCTAAGTGGTCTCGCACGTACACTCCTGGAGCTTTTGGCGTAGCTCCAGGAAATCGTTTTCATCTAGCATGACATAATTCTCGCCATTAACATGAAATCCGAGGACAGGCATCCGACCATCAAGGATAGCTTCCTTAACAATCTTTTCCAGAACTACTGCTTTTACAGTAACCTGTTGTTTGCCTGTCCACTTATGTTCTATAAGCAGGTCATCAGAACGAACGTCACCCTTGCGGCTCCAAAAGGCTCCGCTAGCAGCAACAGTTCCACCGTTGACCGCTTTAGCTAGTCTGTTCTCATGCTTCTTTGACTGAATCTGACCTTCAGACCGCATCATTAACCTCAGCAACGTACTTAGAGCCTGCGCGTAAAACTTCACGTACATCTGCATCTAGCGCGTCTTTGAGGTCAACCTCTTCTCTAATAGAGTTTACCATAGCATCCGCACCTTGCCATTTACGGTCTTTATAACTGTAGTAAGCACCTGCGCGGGTAATAATTTTATAGATGATGCCAAGCGCCACAATTTCTTTAGCAAAGTCGTACTCACCTGGGAGGCAGTTGCCCTCGTCAAAGTAAAAATCTACATAGGCTACTTGTGATGGCGGGGCTGACTTATTTTTTAAAGTACGAATCTTAATGGTCTGTCCGACCTTGTGCTTTTCCTGACCAGTGCCAGATTCAATCCACTCATCACGTTTAACTTCAATGCGAGTAAAGAACGCGTAGTTTTTAGCTTCTCCACCTGGAGTAGTACGTGGGTCACCGTACATAACGCCAATCTTCATACGGTACTGGTTAATAATCAAACCGATAAAAGGTCGCTCGTCTTCTACTAATGAGCGGCGAGCAGCATGCCCCATTTTGCGAAAGAACTTACCTGTAAGCAATGCGCCACGACCTACAGTTGCTTCGTCCATGTTCTTTTCGTCTTCAGTTGTAGGGACAAGTGCTGGTAACGAATCAATTACAACACAGTCAACGGCTTTAGTTTCTACAAGTTCTAGAACGGCCTCGTAAGCTTCTTCCATAATGTTTGTAGCAACTACATACACACGAGAAACATCTACGCCACACATTTCTGCATAACTTGGAACCCATGCTTCAGCAGCTACCCACACTGTGGTGAACTCTGGGTCACGCTGCTGGTTAGCTGCAACAGTTTTAAGGGCTACTGCAGTTTTACCGTTAGATGCCTCACCTACAATTTCATGCCATTGGTTGACAGGGAAGCCTCCACCAAGGACCATATCTAAAGCAAGTGAGCCTGTAGTCATACGACCCATTACATCGTCCTTGATGTCTGAACCAAGAACAATCATGTTGCCAAATTTTTTATTAAGTGCTGTTAAAGTTTTAGCTAAATCTGCGTTCATTATATGTGACCAATAATCCCTTGTGGGTTGAAGTTGTTTGCGGTTGTTGACTGGCGGGCTGGGGTAGCAGGGCCACCACCAGCGGACTGGATACCTGTGCCCATACCGCTACCTGACTGTACTACAGGGTAGCCACAATCATAGCAACGAGCCTTGGCCTCAGGAGCTAAAGCGCTAGAACCGTAGTTACCACTACCACAACCTGGGCAACGTGAAGCGGCTTGAGACGCTGGCGGTGTCATAGGCGCTTGCGGTGGGTACGAAGGCTGTTGAGGAACGGGGTTATAGGGAGGAGCTTGGGTGGGTGGTGTGTAAGGCGGCTGAGGTGTGGACACCCCTGGCACTGGGTTAATTTTTCCTGTAAACCAATTAGAACTCACTATATTCTCCTGACACGAAATTTCCTGGGTTAATTATAATTCCTAGTTGCAACGCTGCTGAAAAAGCTGGTATCAAAACAGATGCGGAGACTTGTGTGTAAAGTTCAGCCATAATTTCTTTTTCTTCTTCAAGCTTTACCGTATCATCAATTAAATTATACTTGCGTAATACGTGCGTAAGGGTTTCTGCAAGAACTTCTCCGTTGATGGTAGACATTAACGAAATAAAATCCATGTAAGGTAGAACGCGTTCAAGCCTAACAAGACTTTCTTTCTGTTCCATCTCTTCGCCCTCTTTGCTGATAGGTGTGAACCCAGCAGCTGTAGCAAATTGATTAGGCTTATCTACTTGTAGGTCGTACAAGAACCAACGAAACAACGTGCTGGTAGGTACGTCTGTAATTTCTTGGTACGTCTCAATGGGCTTTTCCCAAAATTTCCAATTCACTTGGCTTCTCCCCATCTTTGAACTACCTTAATGTCTGCTACTAACGGAACTAGGAGTAAGTCTATACCCTCCATTGAACTACGGATAGCACTCACAGTTTGGTCTACTAAAGCATCAGGAGTAAGAGTAACTAACTCATCATGCACGGTAAGCAAAAGCTTTGCGCCTGCTGGCAGGCTATCATGTGCGCGGACCATAGCCAGCTTAATAATGTCAGCGGCTGAGCCCTGAATACGTGTATTAAACGCTTGTCGCTCTGCTGAAGACCGTAGGAACTGGTCATTAGAGTTAATCTCTGGTAAATAACGTTTACGCCCCAGTAAAGTAACTACAAATGATGGGCTATTCTTACGAGTCGCCCCAATAATTTTATTGCGGTAGGAACTGACCGCCGAAAACTTTGCGGAGAAGTTGGATAGCAACTCCCGAGCCTCAGTAGTTGAACACCCAATAGAGCGAGCAATCTTGTCAGGCCCTACACCGTACGCCATAGCAAGCACAAGAGTCTTACCAGCTTTACGGTCAACTCCCATAGTCTCACCTACAGTGGTATAAATGTCTGACCCGTCAAGATAGTTATTCATCATAATTGGGTCTTTAGACATGGAAGCAATAACGCGCGGCTCAATTTGGGAGTAGTCCGCTACTACAAGCTTGTATCCTTCGGGGGCAAAGAAAAGGTTTCTGATTGCCTTTCCGTGTGCTGTATGAGGCGCAGGAACGTTTTGAAGGTTAGGGTTACGACTGCTGAAACGACCAGTCTCAGCGCCGTGTTGTATGAAGTCGCAATGAATGCGCCCATTGATGAGAAGCGAGTCTTTATGCTCACGCTTTTCCTTTCCGTTTAAGGTACGAACAACTTCGCCACCCAAGTATGGGACAACGTAAGTTGTACTTAGTTTATTAAGGTCAGCGTAACGTAGTAAAGCGTCTACCAATGGGTCTTCATTACGGTATGTCTCTAAAGCTTCAGCCGATACGGAGTAGTCCGTATAGTGAGGTGACACCCCTGCGTCCTTACGCTTTTGCCCAGCAATAGTAAGGACCTTAGGTTTCAACCCACGACCGCCTTCTTTTTTAGAGGCATACAACAGGAATTGCTTTTCAGCATTGGAGTTAATGTTAAATGGTTTTTGTGCAATCTTAAAGATGTCTGCACGGGCAACCTCAATGTCTGAGCGTAACTGGGCGTCAAGAAGCTCTAAAGCCTCTACATCAATGGGAGCCCCAGTAAGCTTCATGTCGCAAAGCACTCCTAGTACATCCATCTCAAGGTTCATGACAACAGATAGGGTATCCGATTGGATACGTGGCGCCAGAGCTTTCCAAAGCAAGAATGTATATTTGGCATCAAGGTATGCGTACTTAGCTACTTCATCAAAGGAATACTTCTCAACTTCCTTACCAACACCCTTAACCATGTCGTAGCCAAACTCACGTTGTAGGCAAGCGTCAAGGCTACATTTATTTTTATTGCGGTTGTCAGTAATGAATGAAGCAATCATAGTGTCAAAGTACGGGCCAGTAGGAACTTCGCCATCGTAGTATTTTGCAACTGAAGTTAAATCAAATACAAGGTTGTGGCCTATGGTAAGTACATCTGCGCTAAACATCAAAGGTTTAATAAGTTTAAAAACCTGTGCTGGAAATAGCTGTGAGGGTGGCTCACCAAATATCTTGGTAGATTTTTTCTTATCGCGTGAGTAATCGCTAGCGCGTGCTGTAAGCCCAGCCTCAACCCGTTTTTCACCTTGACCTGTAAGTGGAAACAATTCCTCTACAAAGTTGCCGTTTGGATGTCCCATAGGTACAACATCACAGCGACCGTGTGTGGCAAACGTAATCCATAACACATCGTTCACTGGGGTCAAACCACGGTATGGTCCAACAGTTTCGACATCAAACGCAAATGCATCCTGAGTCAGATAGTAATCCACCATATCCTGCAGTTGTTGCGAAGTAGTAATAATGTTCATGTGAGTCCCCTAAAGCCACTGGCAGCAGGTAAAGGGGGAACCTGCTACCAGCGGCAGCTCATGTGTGATTAGGAAAGTGATTCGGCAATCTCAAGAACTTCAGCGTACGAAGTTTCCCGAATTACTGAGTTGTCGTATGACTTGGTAGCAGCAACAAGAGCTTCGGCAGCCTCTTCATCAATGTTCCAGTCTTCCTTAAGGTCGCGTGCCTTAATAGCGTTAAGGTGGTACGCGGTAGTCTGCTTAACACCACTGCGGCTAAGTGCCCAGTACGGCTTGTCAAGTGGACCTTGTGGGGAATGGTGTGACGCATAAAGCGTCTTGTATAGGCGTGGGGTAGCGGTCAGGATTTGACGCTGTGGGCCACCTTCGGCACTGAAGTTAATAATGGTAAAAGCACGCTTGTCTTCTGCGCGGTGCTTCAAGAGGCTACACAATGGGCAGTCCTTACCAGGTTCGTTCTTAGGGTTCAAGCAAATGTATGAACGCTTGCCCTCAGTCTTCTGCTGTAGGAAATGCATCTTGTAGGTAGCAAACGGACCTTCTCCATCAATAATCTTGATGACCTGGATAGATTCACTGTGCTTAAAGTCAACAGGAAAATCACCAGAAGGTGTAGTTAATGTTTCGGCATCATCCCAGCCTGAACCTACTGCGGTTGGCTTGGTTGCCTGAGTTGGACGAGCGTCCACGTCAAAGTCTTCACCGAATGTATCGGCTACGGCGTATGTTTCTGAGGTGCGGTTAACAGCCACTTTACTTATTCCTTTTCTATGATTTCATTTTCAGTCACGCGGATTGTATTCCACGTCTCAGCAAGTTCCCTCGGAACTTCCTGGAGTTCAGACCACTCTATCCTAATGGAGTCCAGTAGTCCAAATTTTGCAAATATCTCTACTGCGGCTATAACCATAGCACGACTATAGAGGCGTCTGCCTTTTCTTGTTACACCCTTTACATCAACTACATCTGGTAGCCGATACGGGGGTGGTGGTAAGTACCCTACTACAGTCCAAGCACGGACTGTTGCAACAGGTCTACCTAAAGCCTCAGCTAACGCACCAAGAGTGAACATCTCAACATCTTTGCCGTTAGGTAGAGTCTTTACAAAAGGTCGTGCGTCCCAAGTTTTTACTTCTGGGACACGTACTTCCTTTTTAGTTTCCTTACGCTTGCGCTTACTACCAGGGTAGTACTCATCAACTGTAGAAAACAATTCGTCAATGAAGTCTTCCACAACTACTCCACAATTAATGCCCACGTTACCTTAGAGGCAAACATAGCATCAATGTCTTCTTCAGTAAGTTGGTTCTTGTACAGTGCGCTCATGATAGCGCCTTCATCAAGAACAGTTACAGTTGTGGTGCACTCATCATAAATGCCACGCTCTTTAAGAAGAGCTTCAGCAACTTCCATGTCAAGTGTCTGGGAAACGCGCTTTTGATTCATAGCACGTGAGTAACCTGGGACATCATTGCCAAGGTCTACTACAAAGTGTCCTCGGTCGTTTTCTTCACCAAAAGATTCAATAGCAGTCTTTAAATTTTTCTTTACATCGTTCATCAATGTAGTTAATTCAGCAATGCGCTCTTTAAGAGTTACATGCTGGCGAGCGTAGTCAACGAGTTCGGCCTTGTCCACGGTGGACCCCTTTCATTAGGAGACCTACTCTAGCACACCGCTCTGACGTTCTCGCGCATCCTTTAGATACTTGTACAAACTGTCAATAATTATACTAGTTACAGTAATTCCATCAACGCGGGCCTGTTCTTGGACAGCCTGCCATAGCTCGTCATCTACCCGTAGGGTGCGAGTTGGCGTCTTAGGTGCGTTAGGCATGTCTATATTGTACCAAGACGTACTGACAAAATACCTGTCTAATACGGACATTGGTCTAGTCGTCATCCTTATCTTCACGAACCCTGATAGTAACTAGATGAATAAGGGTTACTACTAGGATAGCGTAGCCCACAATTGTTCGTGCGCTACCTTCCAGTAATACCCATGCTACAAAGAACCCAAGGAGTGTGTATCCCTGGTTCAATGATTCAACGATTGCGTCCTTTAACCAGCGCATTTTATCTCCTTGCTAACGAGGTGGTAACTCCACCAACAATGACTTGTCCAACAATGACAACGGCTACCGTGCCTTGTTGAGCGGTTTTACGTACATCTGCAGGTAAGTCTGCACCTACGTTGGAAATAGCCTTAAGTGCTTTTCCTGGGTCTGTGAATACTGTTGCCAGTAATTCTGAGGGGCTTTCAAATATCTGAAGAGCGTCTGCTATTTCAGCGGTAATAACCACACCGTTTTCCAAAGTAACTGGCT